CTTCCCGCAAGGCTGTCGGCACTCAGGGCCTTGTTCTTTACGATACGGGTCTTGAGCTCCCAGTGATCGGCCCGGTTGGCCTCGCCCTCGGCCACTTGCTTGATTGCGTCCCAAACCTCACGGAGGCGGTCCATGATCAGCTTATGAGTTTGGCTGGTATCGTAACGCCAAACCTCCTCGTTTCCGTCGCTGTGGTACTCACCGCGCCACAGAAACGGGCTGGTGACGATCACCTTCCAAACGAGCTGCTCTTCGTGGGTGAGTAGAGAAGGCGCATGGGTCGCAAGTGCGACGAGGCGGTCAGGTTCCTCAACGTCCCAAAGTTCCGCGTTCCGATCAGCAATCGTGTAAAGCTCGCCTCCCGCTCCCCAACGTTCACCGGGGATCCCCACGGTGCTGAGCGCACTCTCGATTGCCCATTCGATGAAGCTGCTTTTCGTGCGCCGCTGCGCCCGCGCGGCCAGATCGCATAGGTAGTTGAGCTTGGGGTCAAGCCGTACCGTGACGGTCTCCGACCTGTTCAATTTGCCCCCGCGCTTCCCCTTCGAAGCTGCTGGGTCAGATGCGATTACTGCCATGTAAGTATATCCCCGTGCCGAAAGTTCTCGCGGGTTCTATCAGACAACGCGATAGCGGTAAAGGACAATCGACGTATTGCGTTATCGCACATTCTGGACCAGTCTGGCGGGACGCAACCAGAACAAGGCACGTCCAAATGCAGACCGCAGAAATCCATATCTATCCCGACGGGCGGCTCGATCGCGCGAATGCCGCTCTTTATACCGGCTTCTCGATCAAGACCCTGGCGATGCACGCGTGCTCGGGCACCGGGCCGAAATACCAGAAGATCGGCGGACGGGTGTTTTACCGCCGCGAAAATCTCGATGCTTGGTTGGCGAGTTTCGCAACAGTGAATTCGACCGCACAGGCCCGCGCCACCGCTGACGCAGCCTAATTACTGTGCGGGGTCCGCTGCCGGTGGAGCCGGCACAGTCAGATGAGGCTGCCGCATTTGAGGCCCACGCGGCGATGATGCGAACGCAGGTGCGCGAGCGGCGATTGTTCGCAAATCGCTATTGGCGAGCCGCTGCCGACGGCGCTTTTGCGCGTTTCCGGGCGGCATTCGAGGCTTTTCGATGAGCGCTGACGAGAAGCCGGCAAACGTCACCCTTTGGATGCCGCTCTATATCCAGCGTCATCGCGCGGTCGCGAGCACCCTATCCCATGTTGAACACAGCGCCTTCATTTACCTCTCGACCCTGCTCTGGGAACAGGGTGGTCGGGTCCGCGATGATGACAGGTGGCTGGCGCGGAATTTGCGCCTCAACGGCAAGCAATGGGCCGAGGCTCGCGATGCCGTACTCCAGAACTTCGAGATCGGCGGCGGGTTCGTCTCAGACCCGGAGATGATCGCTGAGATCGAACGCCGGAAAGGCGTGGTCGAGAAGCGCCGGGCCGCTGGCAAGGCGTCGGGGCGCGCACGATCGGGGCAACAAGTGTCGAACACATGTTCAACAACTGCTGAGCATTTGGGGAACGATGCGCCTCTATCTTCTAACCTCTACCAAGACGGTCCTGAAGTTACAGTAGAGGAAGAACGACCGTTTCGCTTGCTAAAGGCTGCACGCCCGTGAGCGCGCTGCCCTTGTTTAAGCTCGACGCGCCGATGGAAGCGCGCCCGCTGCGCCCGCACCAGGAGCGTGCGATCGACCAGCTTCGGGATGCGCTACGGGCCGGTGCTAGCCGGGTCGTTCTGCAACTCGCGACGGGTGCCGGTAAGACGCGCATCGCCGCCGAGATCACCCGGAACGCCTTGGCGCGCGGCAAGCGCATTTGCTTCACGGTCCCCGCTATCAGTTTGATCGATCAGACGGTCGCCGCATTCGACCGCGAAGGTATCACCGAGATCGGGGTCATTCAGGCTAGTCACCCACTCACACACTACGGCATGCCGGTGCAGATCGCCTCGGTTCAAACCTTGGCTAGGCGGGCCAAGCCCGACACCGACATCGTGATCGTGGACGAGTGTCACCTGCGTTTCGACGTGATCGCCGACTGGATGATCGAGCGGCCCGACATTCTGTTCATCGGGTTGTCTGCGACACCGTGGGCGCGCGGCATGGCCGAGAATTGGGACGGGCTGGTCACGCCTGTTCGAATGCAGGAACTCATCAACGCGGGATATCTGTCCCCTTTCCGCGTGTTCGCCCCGTCGCACCCCGACCTATCGGGCGTGAAAACCGTGGCCGGCGATTACCACGAAGGCCAGCTCGGAGAAGTCATGGGCGACGCGACGTTGGTCGCCGACGTGGTGGATACCTGGCTCAAGCTGGCGGATCGGCGCCCGACCTTGGTGTTCGCGGTGAACCTCGCTCACGCCCGCCTGCTGCAACGCCAGTTCGCCAAGGCCGGTGTCGAGATGGGCTATTGCGACGCCTACGTGGAACGCCTCGATCGCAACGCGCTGTTCGCCCAGCTTGCTCGCGGCGAAATTGCTGGAATCGTCAACGTCGGCACCCTGACGACCGGCGTGGATGCCGACATTCGATGCATCGTCATGGCGCGTCCCACCAAATCGGAGATGCTGTTCGTCCAGAGCATCGGGCGTGGCCTTCGCACGGCGGAAGGCAAGGCCGATTGCATCATCCTCGATCACGCGGACAATCACGCCCGCCTCGGGTTCGTTACCGACATTCACCACGATCGGCTGCTGGGGAAGTCGGACAAGCGCAAGGCGACGCGCGCGGAGCGGGGTGAACCGATGCCTCGCGGATGCGCGCTGTGTGGCACGTTGAAGCCGCCCAAGGTCCTCACCTGCCCCCATTGCGGGTTCAAGCCCGAACGCACCGCAGACGTGGAAGTCGAGGACGGTCAGCTTGTCGAGATCAAGCGGACCAAGAAGCCCACCCGCGCCGAGAAGCAAGAGTTCTGGAGTATGGCGCTTTTCGTCGACCAGCAGCGCCGCAGAAACGGCAAACTCGCCAAGTCGCTTTACAAGGGCAAATTTGGGGTGTGGCCGGTCGATCTCCACCGCCGGCCGATGAAGCCGACCCCGGAGTTTTGGTCCTACGAAAAGTCCCGGCGCATTGCCTACGCTGCCCGTCTGAAGGCATCGAAGTGAGGCGGCGCACGGCAGACGCCGCGCACGGGAAGTGGCGCGACATCCTCATCCGGCTCGGCCTGGACGGGAAGTTCCTGCGCGACCAGCACGGTCCATGCCCCCTGTGCGGCGGGAAGGATCGGTTCCGCTGGGACAACAAGGACGGCAACGGGACATACATCTGCAACCAGTGCGGAGCCGGGAACGGCTTCAACCTGGTGATGAACTTCAATGGATGGGACTTCGCACGCGCCGCCCGCGAGATCGACGCAATAGTCGACAACGTGGAAGCGGAAGCGCCGACGAAAGCCGAGATCAGCGACGAACGCCGCAACGCGCTGCTAAACGACCTCTGGAGCCGTTCGCGCCCGCTAAGCGCCGGGGATCTTGCTCACGGCTATCTGTCCCGCCGCGTCAAGCTTCCAGCATCGGCCCCGGCCTGTCTGCGGTTCGTCGAGAGTTGCCGCGCGCCCGACAAGAGCACACACCCCGCACTGCTGGCGCAGGTGGCCAACCATCCGGGTCGACCGATCAACATTCACCGCACGTTCCTTGGTCCGAACGGCAAAGCCGACATGCCCGACCCCCGCGCGATGATGCCGGGGAAACTGCCCGACGGCAGCGCCGTGCGCCTGTTCCCCGTGCACGGCGAGCGCCTTGGCATCGCGGAAGGCATCGAAACCGCCTTCGCCGCCTCGGCGCGCTTCGGCCTGCCGGTCTGGAGCGCCATCAACGCGACGATGCTGCAGAAGTGGGAACCGCCCGTCGGTGTGACCGAGGTGTGGGTGTTCGGCGATTGCGACGTGAAGTTCGGCGGCCAGGCTGCCGCCTATGCCCTCGCGCACCGTCTCACCGTGCGCCTGAAGCTCAACGTGCAGGTGCACATTCCCCGCGTCCCCGGATGCGACTGGGCGGATCGGGACGCATGCTGATGAAAGAACCTGTCCCTGCGCCCGGCTTCTCGCTCACGCGCGGACGAACGCCACTGACCGGCGAACGTCGCCTGATTGTCCAGTTCCGCAACGGGCAAGTGGACAAGAGCAA